ACCAAACCAATCGGTGTTGCGTATACAGACCAAGATATTATCGGTTCGCAATATGTATTATCAAGTGAACAACTTGGCTATACAACCGATGCTCAAGGTGTTGTTACCCAACTAACGGATAAATCAACTGCTGTAACTTTAAATAAATCTGCAGGCCGTATTACTATGAACAACGCTTCATTGACTACAGCTACTAACGCAACATTTACATTAAACAATTCTTTCATTAGCGCAAACGATACTGTTGTATTAACAATCTCAGGTGGTCAAACTACACCAGGTTCATATAACGTATTTGCTAACGCTCTTGGCGCAGGAACTGTAAGCATCACATTACGTAATATTTCAGGCGGTACATTGTCTGAAGCTGTTATCATTAACTTTGCATTGATTCATTGTCAATAAAAATAAGGGCTTCGGCCCTTATTTATAGGATAAAAAATGGCTATTATTTATTTGAAACATGAAGTACACGGCACTAAAATTGCTTATATGGAAGCAGAAGTAGAAGCAGATGCACAAAACGGCTGGATAGAGTATAATCCAGATACGCCTGCTAAACCAACAGTAGTTGCGGCTCCCGTCAATGAACTGGAAGTTAAACGACGTAGAAAAGAATAAGGAGCCTTATTATGGCAACGGCTGGCGATCAAATTAATGGAGCGTTACGATTACTTGGCATTTTAGCCGAAGGCGAAACTCCATCTGCAGAAACATCACAAGATGCGCTATCTGCGCTAAATCAAATGATAGATAGCTGGAATACAGAACGTCTAGCCGTATTCAGTACGCAAGACCAAGTGTTTTCATGGCCCCCTAACGTATTATCAAGAACATTAGGCCCTACAGGTGACTTTGTAGGCAATCGTCCTATTTTAATGGATGATTCAACTTATTTTAAAGACCCGTCAAACGGCATCTCTTTTGGTATTAAACTTATCAATCAACAACAATACGATGGTATTGCAGTTAAAACTGTAACCTCTACCTATCCACAAGTAATGTGGATTAATATGAATTATCCTAACATTGAAATGTATGTTTATCCAAAACCTACAAAGGTATTGGAATGGCATTTTGTGTCGGTTGATGAACTAACTCAACCTGCTACATTAGCGACAGAGCTATACTTCCCACCAGGTTACTTACGTGCATTTAAATATAATTTAGCTTGCGAAATAGCGCCTGAGTTTGGCGTAGAGCCAAGCGCACAAGTATCACGCATTGCGATGGCATCTAAGCGTAACTTGAAACGTATCAACAACCCTGACGATATTATGAGCTTGCCTTACAGCATTGTGGCTACTCGTCAACGCTTTAATATTTTTGCTGGTAACTATTAATGAAAAGTCCTATCTTAGGTCAGTCTTATGTAGCTCGGTCTATTAATGCTGCGGATAACCGCATGATTAATCTATTCCCTGAAGCTACCCCTGAGAACGGCTTAGAGATAGGCTATCTTAATCGTGCGCCTGGACTAACAACATTATGCACCGTAGGTACAGGCCCTATTAGGGGTTTGTGGGCGCATCAATCAAACGGTACAGATGCGTACTGCGTATCAGGTACAGGCTTTTATCGTATCAATACAGATTACACATCTCAATATATTGGCTACGTAGATGGCACGGGGCCAGTCACATTTGCTGATAATGGCACACAGATATTTATTGCCGCTAACCCGTTAGGCTACATCTATAACGAAGTAACCAACGTGTTTGCCCAAATTACCGATCCTGATTTTACAGGTGCAGGGACCGTATGTTATTTAGATGGATATTTTGTCTACAATGAGCCAGATAGCCAAAAGATATGGATTACCCAGCTTCTTGATGGTACATCAGTAGACCCGCTAGATTTTGCTAGTGCCGAAGGCTCACCTGACGGTGTAGTAGCACTTAACACTATTCATAGAGAGCTATGGGTGTTTGGTACAGATACAACTGAAGTTTGGTATGACTCAGGTGCAACAGACTTCCCTTTAGTTCCTATTCAAGGTGCATTTAACGAGACTGGCTGTATTGCAGCCTATTCAGTAGCCAAGCTAGATAACTCTCTTTTTTGGCTTGGTAACGACCCTCGTGGGTTTGGTGTTGTGTTTAGGTCTAATGGCTACGCAGCACAGCGTGTATCAACACATGCAGTAGAGTATGCAATACAGAACTACGGCACTATATCAGACGCTATAGCGTATACATACCAACAAGAAGGCCATGCCTTCTATGTGATTAGTTTTCCTACCGCAAACGCCACATGGGTGTATGATGTAGCGACAGGTTCATGGCACGAACGTGCTAGTTTGGTTAACGGCGAGTTTGCACGTCATCGTTCAAACTGTCAATGCAACTTCCAATCAACAACATTAGTTGGCGATTATGTAAACGGTAACATCTATAAGTTTGACTTAGATGTGTATGCAGATAACAGCGCACCGCAGAAATGGCTACGTTCATGGAGAGCGCTACCTAGCGGTCAGAACAACTTGAAGCGTACAGCACAGCACAGTCTACAGTTAGAGATTGAGTCAGGCGTAGGCTTAAACTTAGGTCAAGGTGATGACCCGCAAGTAATGCTACGATGGTCCGATGATGGCGGTCATACTTGGTCTAACGAACATTGGAAGTCAATGGGTAAGATAGGTGAATATGGTTATCGTAACATTTGGCGTCGTCTAGGGATGACACAAAAGCTACGTGATCGTGTGTATGAAGTGTCAGGAACTGATCCAGTTAAAGTAGCTATTATGGGTGCGGAGTTAATCCTAAATGGCACAAACGCTTAACTACACGCGGATACCTGCACCTAGAGTTTCGCTTGTAGACCCACAGACAGGCGTAGTATCAAACGAATGGTTTAGGTTTTTTAATAACCTATACTCGATAGCGTACGCAGGAGCTAACACAACTACGCTAGGCACGTATGGTTCGGCAACAAATGTAGCTCAAGTAACAATAGATTCATTTGGCGGTATTACAAATATAAGTAACGTACCGATAGCCATTAACGCTAGTCAAGTGGTTGCGGGTACGCTTAATGGGTTAGGATTTACAAACGGCACGATTAACAGTTCTACAATAGGTAGTGTAACACCTTCAACAGGAACGTTCACTACAGCTACTGCATCAAATTATGTAGGCATATCAGGGGGAGTGTTTTAATGGCTCAAACAGGATTTACACCAATACAAATATATCGTAGCTCGACAGCTAGTGCTGCACCTACATCGGGCAACCTTGTCGCTGGTGAACTAGCTATTAATACGGCTGACGGCAAACTGTTCTACTTAGATAATCTTAACGCTGTTCAAGTGATTGGCTGGAAGCTAGTTCCTGTATCTGCAGGCGGTACAGGAACAACCACATCTACAGGTACAGGTAGTGTTGTATTAAGTGACAGCCCAACATTTACAACTGCAATAACATCTACAGGCGCATTACAATTAACAGGCTCTGCTACAGTTGACCAAAACATTGCTACAAACCAAACATCAGGCGCACTAACAATTGGTGGCGAAAGTGCTACAGGCGATATTGTATTAGGAAAATCTACAAATTCACAGGCAATTGCAATAGGAAATGGTTTTGGAAGTTCAGGCTCTATTTTTATTGGTGGAGGCGCAACAACATCAAGTGCAATTACTATTGGTGGCTCAGGAGCATCAACAGGTACAATTACAATAGGTAGAAGCACAGGCGCACAGACAGTTCAAATTCAAACTGGTGCAGCTGCAAGTGGCGCTACAATTATTGGCAGCTTAAATGGCACAGGTACAATTACACTTGGAAGAAGCACAGCCGCACAGACAGTCAATATTGCTACAGGTACAACTGCGGCGGCGACAACAAAAGCTATAAACATTGGTAATGCAGGAAACGCAACATCTACAACTAACATTGCTATTGGCTCTGCAACAGGAACAAGCACTACAACAGTTAATGGTGCAGTAACGCTATCAGCAACAACGCAAGCACTTAATATTGGCAATAGTCAAACCACAGGCGCAATTACTATTGGTGGTGCAAGTGCTACAGGCGCAATTAGACTAGGATTTAGCACAGGCGCACAGACAGTTACTATTGCTGGCGGAGTAAATGCAGGAGTACGCAAAACCGTAAGTATTGCAAATAATGGTGATAGTTCAGGTTTTAGAACAATTAATATTGGTAATAGTAGTGCTGGTAGTGGTGTTGATTCAACAGATATTAATATAGGTAGCCTTTGTGCAGTAGGTACTTGTCAAGTAAATATAAATAGCACTTTTGTGCAAACAACGCTGTTTGTTGGTGATTTAATTTATGTAGCAGCTTATGTTGGAATGAGAGCATTTGTAACTGATAATTTATTAGTACCTGTATTTAATGCAATTATTACCGATGGAATAGGTTCTGGATATGCAACACCAATATTTTATGATGGCACTAATTGGCGATGTGGTTAAAAGGAAAACAAAATGGCACTATTAAAATCAGTAAACACAGCATTTGGAATTGATGCAACTTATTGGAATATCTTTTCTATTACAGAGGACTTTAAGAATAAATCACTTGAAGTAGTTATCAACGGCTATGTAAGTAAAGAAGTGCGTGACGAGAATCACAATCCTGTTGCATGGGATAACCTAACATTTACAGGCGATGAGTACATCAAAGATGCTACTCGTGAAAAAATCTATCTAGCATTAAAATCTAAAGACTTCGCAGACGCAGAGGACGCATAATGGCAACTTTAATACCAAAATTTAAACAAACTGGCACAACCACAATTAATAGAGATATTAATTTAAAGCTTGCTGAAATTGTATCGGCCAAAGATTTTGGCGCTGTGGGTAATTCTAACGGAACTTCTGGAAACGGAACTGACGATTATGCAGCTATTCAAGCAGCGTTAAACTATGTTGGAAGTACGGGTGGCGGCACGGTAATCTTACCAAAAACAAATGGTCAATACCGTATTACGCAAGGCCTTAAGCTTCCCTCTTACACTACACTACAAGGTGTTGCGCCAGATCGGTTTCCTTTTAATGGCGGCGCAACTAATGCTTCGTGTTTATTTGCTGACTTTTCTGTAGTCAACCAATGGGTTATTGATACATCTGCTACCAAAGTTTCTACAGGTTTGCCTTTTGTCTATAATGAGTTGTGCGATAACGTAGCCCCAAACTTTGTATATAACTCTTGTGTGCGTGATTTATTTATTCGTGCAGGTAGCACTATGCCTTGGGGCGGTATTCGTATTCAAGGATGCCCTGGCGCTGTTGTTGACAACGTTTCAGTTACTGGTTGTGGGACGGGTATGTTAGTCAACTACACGTTCGGCGGTAGCTTTAGCTTTCATTGTTTAACACCTTATTACGGTGTTGTAGCATGGGATAATGTAAACGCTAATAACTGGGAACTGTATTGCTCTGCAACGACACCTGTTGCACAAACTGTACCGTCAGGCTATTTACAACCAATGATGAACGCATTAAATGGATCAATGGTGCCTGTATTGAAGTTAAATACTAATGCGCATTACAACCGTTCATGGGGCGTAGTTTTAGGTGATAGCGGTACAAGCACAAGCTCTAACAACAGCTTAGACATTACTGTTGAACGCTATTCTGGCGGTATATTCCAATACTATTCATACGGTGCAGTTTTTAATAAGTTTTATTTTGAAGGAACTGGCGTTACGCAAATGAACTACGCTTGCGTATCTGCGTATTCTAGATGGGTATCTAATTCCCTTCATGCTTATTTAACTAGCGGATCATGCTATTACGTTGATTTAGGCACTACCAATCAAATTAGATTAACACCTATTGGACTAAAAGCTGGTTCTTATGGTTTTGGGCCTTACCTAGATAATTCATCTTTAGTCACAATTGATGGCATAGAGCCTTCTTCATTTGGCCCCGCAGTCCCTCAATACAATATGTATTACACGGCAGGTAAACTTAGAACAGCCGTATCTGCGTTTCAAAACTCATGGGCAAGCGTTGGTGGATTGTATGACTCAGTAAACTATGAATTAAAATTGCAAATACATGAAGTCAATTTGACAGGTGCAATTACTGGCGGTTCTCCTGGAACTGTAGCGTTTACACTTCCTCTTGGCTATCGCCCATTGTATAGAGTACAACTTTCAATTTATGGCGGTACTGTTCAAATTGACCCAGACGGTAAGTTCTATGTTCTTACGGGTACTACCGTGGCGCTTGAAGGCGTAAGATTTACGGCTTCGCCTTAATTAAAGGATATATCATGGAAAAACTAATAGCATTACTATCAAACCCACGTATTCCTATACCGCTTGATAAGCAAGCGCACTTTAATATTGGTTCGCTTATTGCGCTTATAGCATACTTTTTTATCGGTTACTACGCTTTATTGCTAGTAATGGTGGTAGCTTTTGCAAAAGAGTGGTATGATTATCAGCATCCAACAATCCATACTTGCGATTTTTATGACTGGTTAGCCACGGTACTAGGCGCTGTTGTTACGTTAGGAGTTATATATGTCTGTTAGTTTATCACCGTTAGGTGGCGCTGGGTGGCAATTTTTTAATGACAACGGTGTCCCGTTAGTAGGTGGCTTATTGTACACCTATCTAGCAGGGACAACAACGCCTGCCGTGACGTACACATCTTCAACAGGCTTGACTGCAAACTCAAATCCTATCGTGCTAAACGCAGCAGGTAGACCGCCATACGAGATATGGCTAGACGGCATTAACTCATACAAGCTAGTATTAAAGACATCGACAGGCACTCAAATTTGGGTGATGGATAACATCACAGGTTTACCTGCCGCTAGATCACAAAACTATATTACAGCAACAGCGGGTCAGACCGCGTTTACAGTAGGCTTTACTTACACGCCAGGCAATAACAGTCTAAACGTGTTGGTTAACGGTAGCAAACAAATCGTAACGCTTAACTACACAGAGACTAACTCAACGACAGTTACGTTTTTGTCAGGGCTTAACGTAGGCGACATAGTGGAATTTATCCAGTAATGACACAGCAATTAGCTACATCGATGCAGGAAAAAGTAAAGGCGTTAGAAGAAGAGTTACTGAAGATGCCACAAGCAGAAATACAAACGTTACACAAGTTTATGCCAAATGTATACGAACGTACTATACGTATCCCTGCATGGACTGTGTTGACTGGCGCAGAACATAGAACGCCATATAAAGTAAGGCTTGACAAGGGTACGATAGCAGTTAATACAGATGACGGTGTTAAAGTGTTAACCGCACCGTTTGCGTTTGATGCACCTGCAGGAGTACAGCGTGTAGGCCGCGTGTTTAAAGATGAAGTTGTTTGGACTGACATATATGACAACTTAGACAACTGCACCGACATTGCAGAACTAGAAGCTAGACTGTATGTCGTACCCAATTGCGGACTAGGCGAGAATAGAGTAGCGTTACAAATACAAGCTGATCGAGATGACTACGCATTATTTATCTCTCAGTTAGGCGTACCGCAAAATGTGATGGATGAGATTGTCACCAACACTACAGACTTAGTTGAGATGCCTAAAGAGTATGCGGTTGAATTGCGAGACTCTAGCATCCACGGCAAAGGTCTATTCGCATTAAAGTTTTTTGAAGAAGGCGATGTTGTGTGTGCAGGCAGATTAGATGGCAAAAGAACGCCAGGTGGCAGATACATTAATCATTCTTTTAACAGTAACATTACGCCAGTAAAAATAGGCGATGATATTTTTGCAGTAGCTAAACGTAAGATTTATCCCAATGAAGAGTTAGTCGTTGATTACAGAGCTTCTATGCGGGTTAACTTTGGGATTATGATTGAAGGAGAAATACCATGTCAGGATGGGTAGCAGGTGCAGTAGTAGTAGGTTCCGTAGCAGGCGGTATGATATCTGCAGGTGCTGCAGAGGACGCAGCGCAGACGCAAGCAGATGCAGCCAATCGTGCAGCAGACCTTCAATATAAACAGTTTAAAGAACAACAAGCTACGCAAAAGCCGTTCTTAGAAGCTGGGTATAAAGGCGAGAACAGACTACTAGACTTATTAGGACTTAGCGGTAATACAGGCGCAGCAGGCTATGGTTCTGCAGCTAAAAACTTTAGCATGTCAGACTTTGAACAAGACCCTGGCTATGCGTTCCGTATGTCTGAAGGACTTAAAGCACTTGATCGTACTGCGGCTGCACGAGGCGGTATGTTGTCAGGCGCTGCGTTAAGAGGCGCTACACGTTACGGTCAAGACATGGCCTCACAAGAATATCAAAATGCTTATAATCGTTATCAGACTAACCGTGCAGGCATACTAAACCCACTACAAAGCCTTGCAGGTCAAGGTCAAACAACGGCTAATAATTTAGGTCAAGCAGGTCAGAACTATGCAACTAACGCAGGTAACGCGTATATGAACGCAGGTAATGCCGCTGCGTCAGGTTATGTGGGTAGCGCTAATGCGTGGAACCAAGCACTAGGTAGTGCAACTAATGCTTTAGGTCAAGGCATCTCAAACTACTATGCAAGCAGACCTATGTCTAATGTACCTGCAGTTTATAACGCAGCGCCAAATTATATTGCTTAAGGATTAAATCATGGCTATTGATGCAAGTATTGCACTACAAGGTAAGTTACCACAACTTCAGTCGCCTAATGAGCTGATGGCTAATGCGTATGCTTTAAAACAAACGCAAATGGCTAATCAACTTGGTCAGATGAAAATGGATGAGTACACGCGTAATTTGGCTGAAGAAGATCAAATTAAAAATGCATTGACTAGACTAAACCCAGCTTCACCAACATACAAACAAGATCGATACAATGCTTTTGCATTAAAAGGCCCTGAAGGACTAAAAACTTTATCTGCAATTGAAAAAGAAGAAGCGGCAACGGGTGAGACCACATTAAAATCAAAAGGCCAAAAAGTATCTAATGCAAGCGCCGCACAAGAATTTGCTAAAAAATCATACGAACAAATTTATGGTCGCACAGATGACACTAATATTGACGCGTTATACGCCGACGCCGTAGACTCAGGGTTATTTGATGAATTTGCGTTGGCGGGGATGAAAAAACGTGGAGATTACTTAAAGTCTATTCCGCTTGGTCCAGTAGACCCTACAACAGGTAGACCTGACTTTAGTGCTAGACGAAAAGCTATTAACGAAATGCAATTAGAAGCCAAAGATAGGATGCCTAAACCTTCTAATTTAGCTACGCTACAAAATGAATTAAAAGATTTACCCTTGAATGATCCTAGGCGTAAAGCGTATGAAGATGCTATACGTAATGA